GGAAGGCATCGCGACAAAGATTCTGTCACTGGTGATATTTTAGCGGCTAGACAGCCCATATTGAGAATGGTTCCCATTAAGCGAGTACGGGGGTGCGACACGCCGTGTGTGTTTGACATGTGCGGTGTGGTGTGGTACGCGGATGTGTGCGTGGGATTGCGGTGCGGTTTGGGCGTGTCGTGTTGTGTGGTGTGGTATTATATGAGTATCAAGTTAAGGAAAGGAAAAAATAAAATGTCGAATTATAAATCTAGAGAATTTTACGAAAAAATGTTTATCGCATATATTGATGAATGCGGGCTTGATTCGAATATGTGGAATTACTGTAAAGCTGGTTTGATTCTTTTCAATATCGCTAAGGGACATAATTTTGAGTGGCCTACTGCGTTCGATGATTTACCTAAGGGTCAAATGTCGGCCATTGTACGGGATACGGTATGGAAGTATTAAAACAAGGGAGAGTCAAAATGAGTTTCATGAATATTGAAGCATTGTCTAATTCGATTGATTTTAACGTGAATAGTATTTACGATGTGTTTGTGTATTTTGTTGATATTGCGTCCGATTGTTTAATCGAAACTCGGTTTGTTGATTGCATTGATGCATACGGGCTTAGGGATGTACTGGCCGATGGCGTGTTTTACGTTCCGGGTGCGGTATGTTTGGGATATCGTATCAATCGATGATTACGAAAGGGGTTTTGTAATGATTAAGAACGATAAGAAAATTGCCACGTTTCATTCTTCGTTTAAAGATGGCGATATTGAGCTGTGGTATTGTTCATGTTCATTTCGTAACGTGTATGAATTGCGGTGTAATATTAGTTTTTATACGCCGGACGGATTAAAGGACGCAGTGTCTTTACGTACATATAATACGAATGATTGTGCACAGATGCTAAGTGATGCCATTGCATTGGCTAATACGCCTTTGCTAGAGAGGGATTGACCATGTTTTGCAAACGTAATGCTTGCGATTTCATTAAAGCGCACAGGTGCCGTGGTAAGCGTCGTATTAAGACGGTTGACATGAGTACGAAGTGGTTTAAATGTGATTCGTACGTGTCCGATTATGTGTTTGCGCATTGTCGTGATATGGTTGATTTGATGCGGCGGGGAGCGTGGGAGGGGTAAGGTGATGGCCTATTAGCTCAGCGGTTAGAGCGGCATCCTTATAAGATGTGCGTGCCGGGTTCAATTCCCGGATAGGCCACGCGATTGTGATATATTGGGTCATGGCATGTCATTCGATGTGTCATGACCTTTTTTTATTTGTGAGGTGTTTTGATGGATATTAATTCGATTGTAACCGTTGTCGGAAGCGTGGGTTTTCCGATTGTCGCGTGCTGTGGTATGGCGTGGTTTATCGCTACGACGTTCAGTGATTTTAATGATTTGATGACTAAGAACAATGTGCTGACCGAAGAACTTATTGTATTGCTTAAGGATAATAAGGGGGATAATGATGCGTCGAATATGGCGTAGCGTGTTAGCTTGTGTTTGTGCGTTGTTGCTGACTGTGGTACCGTCTGCTAACGCGGATATGCGTGGTATTGACGTGAGCAATTGGCAGTGTGACATTGACACGGCGGCGGTGGACGCTGATTTCATTGTGGCGGGCGCTACATGGGGTGTCGGCGGTTTCAACAACATGTGTTTGACCAATGGCGTGAATCAAGCCGCGAATTATCAGCTCGGACGTGCGGTCGATAGCGGTAAAAGTATCGGCGTATATCATTACGCGATGGGACGTGACGCGAACACGGAAGCTGACTTTTTCATTGACAACGTGCGCGGATACGTTGGCAACGCGGTGCTTGTTTTGGACTGGGAATCTCAGGACAACCCGAGTTTTGGTAACGGCGCATGGATTGAAACGTGGGTGCGTCGCGTGCATGACCGCACACAGGTATGGCCGATTGTCTATGTTCAAGCGTCGGCACTGGGGCAGCTTAGTGCGTTCGTACGGGAGCATTGCGGTGTGTGGGTTGCACAGTATGCGTCAATGGCTGTAACCGGCTATCAGGAAACGCCGTGGCTGTATGGTGCGTATGGCGAAGCCATGCGCCAGTACACGTCGAACGGTTATGTGTCGGGATATGCCGGACGATTGGACTTGAATTATTTTAGGGGCGAACGATGGCAGTGGGATGCATACGCGCGTGGCGACGGCGCGAATGTGTCCGCACCGGAAACGAATTCCGGTGTGAATGTGTCGCAGTCTGCTTGCGTGGTGGTTGCGTCGGGTGACACGTTGTCGGGTATTGCCGAGCGTACTGGACTGTTGCCGTGGCAGTCGTGGCATGGATACGCGTCCGGGAACCCGTCCGTTATTTATCCGGGGGAAACCGTGTGTTACGGCGGTGGCACGGTTGCGCAGCCGGATATGGCGCGTACGCATGTGGTTGTGTCCGGTGAGTCTTTGTGGTCGATTTTCGGCGGTGATTGGGCGCGGGTTGCCGGGCTTAATGGCTTGTCTAACCCGAGTTTGATTTATCCGGGTCAGATTTTGCGTTATTGAGAATCATTATCAATAATCGGCGTGTCGCTTTTTTGCGCACGCCGATTTTTGTGCTATAAATATTTATGTCGCCAAAAAATGGTTGACATAAAACAGATACAAAGGATAACAAACATGCGAAAGATTCGTAAGGTAATCGCTGACAGCACCATAAGCTATTATGACCGGGACGGCGTGGCACAGACGTTCCACACTAACGGAAACGTTCGTAACGTTGAAATGGCCGTTAAAGTGCTTATGGACGCCGGCATCGTTAACGTATTGGTTGACGATATTACGGTCAATAAGACCGTGTACGTGATGGACGTTGAAACGTTCATCGAACATGCCGAACGTGTCGCGACTGACGTAACCGGCACCGACAACGACAACGACAACGACAACGACAACGACAACAAAGAAATTGAATTCTGAAAGGAACCGAAATGAACAAGGAAAACGAACAGATGAACGACAACACCGTGAATGAGACCGCACAGAACACCGCTGTCAACTATCGTTATATTTGCACGATGGATAACAGCACGTTTGAGGGAAAACGCGCCATCGTCAACGCCCGCAACAGCGCGTTGTCGCTGAACGGGCGCGGCGCGGAACCGTTGACGGTTATTGGCGCTTATATCGCGCCGGGCGTCCGTTCTCAGACTGGGCAGAAATGCGCAAACGTCTATCTTTTCGGAAAGGACGGCAAGACGTATTTCAGTCAGTCACAGGGCATCTACCGAAGCGTGCTGGATATCTACGATATGTTCCCCGATTTCAACGCGCCGGACGGCATCACCGTTGCAGTCAAGCAGACGTCGCTAGGCGGCGGGCGTTCCACGAAATCGCTTGAAATCAAGTAGTTCGGAATGAAACAAAAGTGCCATACATGTTATGGCACTTTTTTTATAAGGTGGTGAACATGCCTAGACCGCATAAACAAGCGGATGTTTTGACCGCGAAACGCAAGCGCGTACGGCGTACGATAAACAGTCTGAAAAAAAGCATTACCGACACCATGCCCGAAAGTGAAGCACGCGCACGACGCGCTTACATCCAACGGCTTGAAACGCAGCTGAAAAACACATATGTAGGCCGCACCCGCAACGCTGCCATGCGTGACGAATTGTATCAGCGCGCCAATGAAAAAGTCGACGCGCTGATTCGACAAACCGAAGACGTGCGCGGCGGCAAAGGGCGCGCGAAAGAACGCGCACGCTCGTTCAATATCTTTCGCAATGAAATGCGGATGGCGTCCAAGGGGCTACCGAGTGCGCTTGGCGATGATCTAAGTCGTGAAAAAGTCAAGATATTTTGGCGATACACACAAAACGTATGGCAACGTCCCGACGTTGCCCCGAACAAACGGTTAGAAGCCATCATGAAAGCATATGACACCGATTCGCTGAGTGAATTATTTGACACTATCATGTCACGAAACGAAAAAGCATTGCAATACGCCAAACGTATGAAAATGCACGCGGGCGAATTGGAAGACGATACGGACGTTGACGGCGGTAGCCCGATATGGCTTATGTTGGTCACACCTGACGTAATACGATGATGAAAGAACGCAAGGATTTTCGGATAGCGGCAATATTCGACACCGAAACAACGAACATCGGCACGGGTGCCGAAACGCGTGCGTATCCGATATTGTACATTTTCAACGATTTACGCAGCACACCACTGGAATCGTACACCCCCGATACGGACGATGTACGGTTTTACCGGCGTACGTCCGAAGCGCTATCGTACATTGATAATCTCATTGAACATGGGCGTACGCACGGTTATGTTCCGATAATCGCGGCATATAATCTTATGTTCGACATGCAAACTCTTATGTTGGAATTGGCGCAGTCGTATACGATTACCGCTAATGCGCAGACGGCAACTAGCGTGTATACGCTTGATTTGTATATAGGCGATGATGTGGTGTGCCGTTTTTGGGATACGTTTTATCTCGAAATGGGCGGACTTCGCGCAATGGGCGAAACATGCGGTTTGCCGAAAGCGGTAGGCGACTGGGATTACACGCTTCCGCGCACGCCAGAAACGCCACTGACCGCGGAAGAACTGTTTTACGCACGACGTGATGTGCAAGTGATACCCCAATATCTGCAATGGCTGCTACGCGCGAACCATTGGCTTACGCCGGACATGCTCGGTTGCCGTGTGCTTACCAAGACATCGCTTGTGCGGCAGATGGCACGTCGTGAGATTGGCGGCCGACGTATCACGTTGCAGAGCGGTAAACAGATGACGCTTCAACGAGCTTTCGAGCTGACTTGCAATCAGGAATTTCCGAAAAACTATGAGTCCTATGCTTTGCGTAAGTCGTGTTTTCGTGGCGGATTGACGTTTACGAGTGCGAAAACCGCTAGCGTGGTTGTGGATAATGTCGCGTCCTTGGATGTAACGTCAATGCATCATGCTTTCATTAATGGGCGTCGATTGCCGGTTAAGTTTGCGCCTATACCGTCTGATATTTTGCAAGTGGCGTGTGAACGTATCGTTAACACGCAGCTTGAAGACGTATTGGCGAATTATAGTGACCCGTTCCGTACGGGTGTACATGCGGCAGTAAGATTTACGAACCTCAGATTACGTAAAAACACATGTTTCGATGTATGGGGTATTGCAATCTGCCCGCGTTCAAAATTCGTAAAAACGTTGCAAGCGGATACGGATTATGCCAATAACGAGCGTGCGAAAACACAGGAAAACAGCATTAGGGCGCATGGTTACGTTGATACTGCTGTTAATGCGACATATGCTTTCGGTAAGCTGTATTGTGCGGATGAATGCATATTACACGTCAACGAGATTGAATTATGGAACGTGGCGCAAGTATATGAGTACGATGAAATGCGCGTCTTATATGGGGAGGGTACCACTAAAACAATCATTCCGCCCGATTACGTGACATTGCAATCCAATATGCTTTTCGCTCGAAAAACCGATGTGAAAAACCTGATTAAACATTATCATGAGGGCACGGCGTACGCGGATGAAATACCCGATTCGATACCCGATGGAATCGCGCGCGACGCTAAGACGGGCACGTTAAGCATGAAATTTTTGCAATCATACTACGGTAGCACCGTTAAAGGCCAATTCAACGGGATTTACGGCACTCAGGCACAAGATGTCATGAAAGCTGATTATCGCGTGACGGAAACCGGCGAACTTGAAGTTGATAAAACCACGGTTTGCACCCCCGAGAATTTTGCGAAAAAACGTCCGAAAACACCACGCGTGCTCTACACTTACGGTATGCGAATCGTTGCGGGCAGCAGAATGCACTTGCTGATAGCCATGATGCTGCTACATCGGCATTTCGATAATCGCGTCACGGTTACGGGCGGCGATACCGATAGTCTGAAAATCAGCTGCGCCAATGACGTGTCTGACATGGAACTGTTGAACGCGCTCGAACCATTGCACACCGCAATAGAAAACGCTATCAACATTACCATGCGACGGGTCAGAGACACCGCGCCCGACATGGCGTCTACGCTGGAACATATCGGAAAATTTGAAGTGGAGGATTGCGGCGGTACAACTCGGTATGCTGAGCATATGGAATTGTGGAACAAAGCACGTGTCAGTTTGGACACGGGCGGGCGCGTGCATGTCACTTGCGCGGGACTTCCGCGACCGGACGGCATGTACACCATAGAAGATTTTATTGCCGACATCATGCATGCGGGGCACGGCTTCGCGGAAACCGTACAAATGTCGCTCGGCTATGATGTGTTAGTCGATTATGACATATGCCACACGTTGCAACGCAATCGGCCACATGTATGGGATACATACGTCGGCACCGTCACCGATTATCAGGGCGCGACGTACCATGTTGATGCGCCCGAAGCGATAGCGTTGTATCCGTCCGGTAGATGGCTGGGCGAATCGGACAAACAGGCAAACGGCGAGAATCTGACATACATACGAAACACGTATAATCGAAATGTGGAAACAATGCCCCGCGAGCTTATTATGCGGGACGGTAAACCTATGATTGTGAGTATTGATGGCGAAATATTATTATGATCGGCTTAAAACCGTAATATTGCCGCGAAACGCAGACGTTAACATGATTATCGGCGCACGCGGTTTAGGTAAAACCTACGGTATGAGAAAATATATGATAGAGGATTATTTGAAAAACGGATATTGTTTTGCGGAAATCTCCCGTTTTCGTGAGGAAAACAACGATGTCGCCGCAGACTATTTCGATCGTATTATAAAGGATAATATTTTTCCCGATTATGAATTTCGTACAACCAATAAAACAGCTGAAATACGACGGAAGAAAACCGGCAAAAAAGAAAATCCGTGGCGGATATGCGGTTATTTTATACCCTTGACCATGCAACAGCGAAAAAAGAAAAGCACATACGTGGGCGTACGCAACATTTGCATGGATGAATTTATTATCGATAATGACGATAGATACCACACGTATTTGAAAAACGAGTTTGAACAATTAGCGAAAATCGTGGATACCGTGACGCGCGAACGTGCCGATGATACCGAACTACGTAAGCCGAGAGTATTCCTTTTAGGTAACGCTTGCGACGCGTTCAATCCGTATTTTCGACGTTATGAAGTGCCCCTCAATCCCGAGTATGGACTGCAATGGCTTGACGGCAAAACATGTCTGTTCGATTACGTGCGAGACGATGACTATGCCGAGCAAAAGGCAAAGAACACCGTTGCGGGGCGTATGCTGAAAAACAATGATGATATGACAGCGAAAAACAAGTTTCGACAATTTGATACCGATTTTATCGAAAAACCGCATAAGCACGCGAAACTCACTTATGTGTTCCGTTGGTTTAAGCAAGAATATGGGGTATATGTCGATATGCGCTGCGGATATATTTTTCTTTCTATGAAATACGACGGCGGCGCACATGTGCCATATTTTGCAATCACACGAGATGATAACAAACTGAATTACCTCACTGCGAATATGGCAAAAGAGTTGATTAAAAATCTTACATCGTATTACGCGTTAGGTTATCTGAGATATGACATGGTGGAAACGCAACACGCCGTGTTTGAAATGCTCAAGAATTTCGGTGTAAAATAAACACGGCATACGTGAGGTGCCATAGTGGTATCGCTAAAACGCATCATCGATAACCACGGTTGGCTCCGGCGATGATGTGGCCGTGAGGGAAAAGCGCGCCGACTACCGCTATGAAACATGTCACAAGTATGCTATTCTTGAGTCGTACCGGTTGCATACCGGTACGACTTTTTCATATATGAAAGGAAAACGCTAATGGATGACGAAACAACCGAGGAAAAGGACATCGCCGAACGCGATGACCTCACCCCCGACGAAACGCACCGCGTAGGCGAATTCGATGACTTGCGCGACATGCTGCGCGACGTGCTGGACAAAGTGAGCGCAATAGGCGATCGTACGGACGCAATCAGCGAACGAATCGACGGTATCTATGACAATTTCACCGATTCCGTCGCGCAAATGGTTGAAAACGGCGCGACCGTCAAGGAAAACGACGACGACGCGGCGGAAGCAATCGCGCAAGCGGCGGCAGAGGACTTGGAAAATCTCGATTACACGCTCTGAAGGGAGAATGAAACATGGCAATAGACAACGCAACCATTTTGGATAAAGTACGTCTTAAGAACACTGACGATTATCAACAGCGCGTGCCCAGCGCGACGCAAACCGGTGTGGCGAACACCGCGCGGTATTTGTTCGACCCGATGAATCGGCAATATCTCAACGACTGTGTTTGGAGCATGGTCAATCGTATCGGACTCACCGTAATGGCACAGAACGCACCGTTTGAAAATCCTTTTGCGGTTTTCAAAAAGGAAAATCTGTATTGGGGCAGCACCGTGCAGGAAATCGCAGTCAAGTGGATTAAGGCGCACGGGTACAAGGATGATGCGGAAGACCTTTTGAAGATGCATCGGCCCGAAGCGGCGGTGTGGTTCTATGAAATGAACCGCAAGGACCAATACCCGATTTCATGGACCGATGACGAATTGCGGCAGGCGTTCATTGATGATTTCGGTCTGAATCGTTTCATTGCGCAGATTATGGAAACGCCACGCAACAGTGATAATTATGATGAAATGAACATCATGCTTGCGCTGATTCGTCATTATGAGCAGAATCTTGGTTTCTACAAAGTACATCTTGACGCGGTGCCGAGCGATGAGACGACTGCTAAGACGTTGCTTAAGGCATTGCGTGCGACCGCGGGGCGTATGCAGTTTCCGTCTACGCAGTACAACGCGTTGAACGTTACCGATATTCCGGCGTATGCCAATCCGCAACAAATGGTGTTGCTGATTGAGCCGGAATATCTCGCGTCGCTCGATGTTGACGCGTTGTCGGCTGTGTTCCAGTTGGATAAGGCCGATGTGCCGTATCGTATCATTCAGGTACCGAGTCTTGGCATTCCGGGCGCGGTGGCGTTGCTTGTTTCAACCGATTGGTATCAGGTTCGCGATACGCTGTACGGCACTACTCAGTTCTATAATCCGCAAACACTTTCCAACACGCTGTATCTCAACCACTGGGGCATTTATGGCGTGTCGCCGTTCACACCGTGCGCGTTGTTCACCACCGATGCGGGTACTTCCATCAAGGTTGTGACTCAGACCGTGACCGGCTTCACGCTGACCCCGACCACGGGAAGCGTCAAGGCGGGCGACCTTATGCAGCTCACGCCGAAGCTCACCGCCACCGTCGAGCCGACGGGCACCGCCGTTCAGGTTGCGCCGAACGCGGCGACGTACGATGTCGCGGCGAATCATGCCGCAAGCGGCGATGAGTCGCACGGTGCGGCGTTCGACCTCAACGTCAATACGTTCGTGGATGATCAGGCACGCTTGCACGTACAGCGTGACGGCCTTGTGGCCGGTGATGTCATTACCGTGACGGGTACCGCCACGTATGTCAATCCGAACGGCGAGACTACGGAACATTCCGCAACATGCACGTTCACCGTCGAATAGTCTGAATCGACTATGGTATAAAATGAGTGGTGTTTCATGTGAAGCACCACTCATTTTTTCATATATAGAAAGAGTACGATATGGATTTTCCACATCTGCAAAACGCAACGGTATTTCCCGATACGGACACGCGCGTATACGGGCAGTACCGCAACGTTTTCGATTACAATGTTTGGACACCAAACACGGTAATCAAACTGTGCCGTGTGAATTGGTATGATGATTACCACGACGTCGTGAAATTCACCGATGACGATACAAGAGATGCATGGTTTGACAAACTGGACGGCGAAACCGTCAAGCTCACAACTAACATGTATATCGCACGCGCCGACGCGGACGGCATAAAATTGCCCGTGCCCTACATGACGGCGCAACAGTATAATTACATTGTCGTTGACTTTTCACATGACATTATCAATACGCCGTATCAGAAAACCGATGTGCAGACACGCTATCATTTTTTCATCACTTCCGTGCGCGCGGAAGCACCGAACACGACAACATGCACGCTTATGCGTGACGTGTGGACGGACTATATCAACAGCACCACAATCAACGGACTGCTGTTGTCACGCGGACACGCGCCGTTGACGGAAACGACACCGCAAGAACTGTTGAAAAACCCGCGCGCGAATTGCCGTGATTTCACGTTGCCCGACGTTAACTATGGCAATGCTGCATCAAATATCAGGAAAAGCACACCGGTTAATCTGCAAAACGGTACACGATACATCTGTGTGGCCGCAACGTTTTCGCCTGAACAATTGCAAACCATGAGTAATATGCGCGGTACGAGCATTACGGACAGTGGCCCGACATACAGCAATAATGACGGCACGGTTAACGGTTTTTCGTGGGGTGCCGGAAATATTTCCACGGCAAACGTTACGGGCATGGGCACGTCATATAATTCCGTCGATAATCTCACTAGCAGCAACGTGAGCATGTATGCGCTCGAATCGTCCAAAATCTCGGGCGATTATTTCGATACGCTTTTTGCGTATTACCCTCATATCATGTCACAGATTACAGCGGTGTTCGTAGCCACCGCAAACATGCTGCGGTTTGACAGCGGCGTAAATGTGAATGGCGTCGAATGGCATACGGTCAGCGGTAAACGCACGAAAATATTAGATATTGATTTGACAATCAACGATTTTGGATACACGACTGAATACGCTAAAATAACGAGATTATATCTTGCACCCTATGCGCACTTAGAGGTTTCCGACAATATCGGCAACAAAACCCGTGTGGAAATAGCGGACTGCGGACAACTCTCAGTACAAACTGTCACATCACTAAGCTATCCGATATTACGGCAAATCGCATGGCTTGACGGAATCGGAAGCGACGGTGACGCGTCCATTAGCATTGACGCTATCAACGGTACTAGCATTGCCGCCGACGTGCCGAACGCGGACGTGCTCAAAACGCTTATATCGCACGACATACCTACCTACGCGTTGCAACGTCGCGCAATCGACGCGCACCGCGCCGACGCATACAATCGAGAGGTTGCGCAAGCGCGTGAAAACGCCGTTATATCGTATGAAAACGGCGCACGTTCGGCTAACGTTGCATTGAGCAACACTAACCGAAGCAATGCGAACAGTATCGCTAACACGAATCTGACGAACACGCTTAATTCCACCGTCACGGCCAATTCCAATAATGCGTCTAACGCAATCTACAAAAACAACGTAACACAGCAAAATTTGCTACTTAGTGCATCTAACAACAAAATCGATGAAATGAACACGGCTAGCTTAGATTTGACAACGCAACTCGTAAACACGGAAATCACGGCGAGTGCGATTGGTACCGTCACCGCCGCAATAGGCGCGATAGGCACGGCGGCAACCGGCATAGCGGTGACGGCGGCGACCGGCGGCGCGGCGGCACCAATGGTGGCGGCGGGACTCGGCGCAGCCGGAAGCATAGGCTTGTCAGGCGCGAGTTTCGCCACCGGCGCATCCAAGACGTCGGCGGAAGCCGCTTACAAGCAAGCGTACAATGATGCAGCGGCGTTCGCATCGAAAAAATACAATGGTCAGGCGAACACCGTCAGTATTGCAATGGCGGGCACGCAGAACATTCAAGCCACGACGCTTAACACCAACAACACGAACGCAAGCAATGCCACTAACAGCAGCGTTGCGGCCAACAATGCGAACACATCGAATGCGAACGCGTCGGCGTCACGCAATCAGAGCGTGGATAATGCGAAACGTGTCATGATGAACACGCGCTCAAACACGAATGCCGCATGGCGCGACTTGCTCAACCATGCCGCCCAGCCCGTTGGCGCGTATGGCGGCGACAATTTCAGGCAGGCCACGGGACTCGACACCATGACCGTGAAAATCGTCACCGAAGACAACGGCGCGATAGCGGCGGCGGGCGATTACATGCTACGCTATGGCATCGCAAGCAACAAACTCTACAACAAGCCGTCGTTGACGCCCTGCAAGCATTTCACGTATTGGCAAGCTGCCGACATATGGACGCTTTGCCCGCTTGCGCAAAACGAACAATTGCAGACAATCAGGAATATTTTCAGCTCCGGTGTTACAATATGGAACAGACCCGAGGAAGTCGGCGGCGACTTCGTACACGACAATCTATAAGGTGGGAAAACATGGGACGTAAACGCACACATAAAAGGCCGTTGACCCGTGCGGAATTGGGCGAACGTGGCGCGCCGATGTGGCAGCAATCCGAAGCGCTCAACTCGCAAGCGTATTCGATGGCGTATTCGCAAATGCTGAATATTGCGCTGTCAAGGTTTAAGTGGTTGAATCTGCCGAAAACGTGCGACGCATGGTTTTTGGAATACAATTTATTGTATTTCGGTTACGCCACAATCGCGTTTCCGCATAGCAAGCCGGGTGTATTTTTCAGCACGCAAGCGGTGACTACATCGAATTTCAATGTGTATTACAAACCGAAGAAATGGGATAGTTACGGTATTAACGGGTGGCGTTTTCCGGTGAACAACTCGAATGGTGTTTTCATTTACGCTAACCGCGCGCGCACGCCACTCATTCCGACTATTGAATTTTTCGCGCATGAAATCGAGGATTTGTACATGACGCGGCGGCAAAATCGTTTCAATCAGAAAACGCCGTTCATCCTTGAAGTTCCAGCCGGACAGCAGACGGCGGGCGTCAACGTTATCAAGCAAATCTCAGGCGGTGAAATGGCAATCATGGCGACACCGGGCTTCACCGATTCCATGAAAGCCAACGTGCTGAAAACCAACGTCGAATATATCGGCATGGAATTGCAGAACGATATTCAAAACACTTGGAACGCGTTCTATCAATCGTTGGGCATTAAAAATCTTCCGTTGAAAATGGAACGGCAGACCGCCGACGAAATCAACGATTACGGTGAACCGACTGACCTACGCGCACTCAGCGAGCTTGAAGAACGGCGCGCGGCATGCGACATTCTCAACACAAGATTCAGAAAATATTTCAAGGAACCGATACAGGTTGTGTGGAACGAAGACAATGTTTCCCGCAACTATAGTTACTTGACGAACGTTGAAAGAATGAACGACGATGACCATGCAGAATGACATAAACCCTTATCAGCCATGCGAATCGCGCGACGATTTTCATGGCGTGATGACATACACGTTTGGCGAACTGCTCGACGTGCCGGGCGGTGTTGACTGGAATAATGCCGATTGGTCATGGCGGGACATTGCCTATGATGACACGCAATACACGCGCTGCTGCAAGAAAATCGAGAATCGTTTCTATGACAGGGAATTAGGCGTGATGCCACCGTCAAGATGGCGGCGGCACTTTTTACGTCTTATTCAAGAAATCATGCCGACGTTGCGCCCGCTTTATGCGCTTGTAAGCAATAATCCTGATATAATTCTCAGTGACAGCGACATATGGCATAAAATGCGGACAGTCTACAGTGATTTTCCCGCGACACAATTGGCTGAAAACCAAGACTACGCAAGCAACGCAACCGATAATCAATACGAGACAATCGCAAACGGTGATTTCATGGACAAAGTCAATCGTATAAGGAACGGTGATTACGTCGATATTGACGTATTGTTGCTTGAACATCTTGAAACATGTTTCAGCCCATTGTGGACGGTAAACATAAACAACTATTGAAAGGATAATGCACATGTTTCCACTGCTGCCGTTTTTCTCGGTATGGCCGTACACGCCCGCCATACCCGCGTTTTATTGGAATGCTAAAAGTCAAGAAGAAATAATAAAACACATCGCGTGTGAAATCGACCACATAACGGCATATCTTGACGAAATCGTAACCGATATTAACAAAACATTGAACGACTATGATACAAGAATAAAAAACATTGAAGCGCACATAAACGACTACGGAGCGGCCATAGCGCAACTGCAAGAACAAATCGACCACATAGGAGACACACAGCTAATATGGAACGTTACTAAAGGCGAATACACTGACAGTAAAACTGCGCTACGTGACTTATACCGCGAACTAGCGGTGTACGGCGCACGAGTCACGCAAATAGCCGATATTAATACCGGCAAACTAGCCGAGCACCGAACAGACGAAACGTCCGCAATCGGCAACCTTACCATATTCGATGACGCCACGCCACGCGTCACTAATCCAACCACCGGCGACAAATACCCGCCACTCTCATGAAAGGAACATCATGGCTAACACTACAAATTATGAACTAGAAAAGTACGAAGCGGGAAATTCCGCAAATCTACTTGACCAATACAACGTGTCAATGGATAAAATCGACGCGGCAATAAAAAGCGTCAGCGATAAAGCAGACCTAGCATTGAACAACAACGTGCTACCAGCCGGTCTAGCCACATTCATAAAAGCGTTAGGGTTGACCGAAACTAACGCGCAAACACTTGGTACCACTCTCAACCACATATTAAATCGTACCGGAACGGAAATATTTACCGTTACCGACCTCAGCAAGCTCAAAAAAACCGCAGAGGGCTATCCAATTCCACCAACCAAGTAAAGGCGTACAATCATGGCAACAGAAACACCGTTCTATCATCTGCCACTATACGAAACAGGCGACCTAGCCGACCTACGCGACGGGTACAACGCAGCAATGCGCACACTAGACCGCGTAATACATCAACTGAAAGTACAAGAAGAAATAAATCATCCAACAAACCTCAGAAAGGACAACTAACATGACCGACTACACAACTAACTTCAACCTAGAAAAATATCAAACCGGCGACGCGGCCAACCTCAATGACCAATACAACGCGTCAATGGATATTATTGACGATAATCTATACAAAATCAACACTAACGCAAACACTGCGGGCGGTAAAGCAACGCAAGCACTAGAAACAGCACAAAACAACAAAAAAAATCTCACAGCATTAGGCATAACCGACACCGCAACCGCAGCCGCGATCAAAAACAAAATAGACACCACCGCCGAAACAGCACAAAACAACAAAGCAAACCTAAACGCGCTAGGCGTCACCGACACCACAACAGCAGCCAACCTCAAAAATAAAATAAACAAAAACAGTCAAGACATAAACAAAAACAGTCAAGACATAAACAAAAACAGTCAAGACATAAACAAAAACAGTCAAGACATAATCACAATCAACACCACCATAAGCAACTACAAATACAATAGCGGGTATATGGTAACGTTCGGCGACTCCTATGCAGACTCAACCACACCACAAAACACATGGCCGTATTGGTTGCACCAATACATACCGACACTAACACTCAAAAACTACGCAGTCAGCGGCGCGGGGTTCAACGTAGACACACGTACATTCATAAATCAAATAAACACCGCAAACACAGACACAACACTAGACAAAAACAAAGTAAAACTAGCAGTGCTAGCCGGTGGACGAAACGACATACTAGACTACAACACCGCTAAAAACAAAATACAAGAATGCGTAAATCAAATGATAACTATCTTTCCAAACGCACGAATACTAATAGTCCCAATGCTCTACGACGCGGGGTACATAGATGCTAACGGAAGAACAAAACTATCAGGACTCACAAACGGTGCCGAAACAATCACCACTCACACACCAAACACCGAAACACTAAAATTCGCCTACCTATGGCTAAAAGGCGAAACAAGCTCAATCGGCTCAGACAAAATACACCCAAACCAACTCGGTGCACAAACCATAGCAAAATACATATACGACGGCGCATACGACAATTACAAACCACGACAAGCCATGATAGACACCGTATTCGGTGACGCAAAAGGATTCATAACACTACAAAACGGCATAGTGACATACGACATAGCCGGAACCGTACCGAACATAGGCGAGGGCAACGGGCGTGACCTCCCCGGATGGGCTGCTACATGGCATAACGTATGGGTATGGGGCGTAAGCGCGGGTAGCACAACCACGCCACGCCTATACCAATTCCTAGGCACCAAAGTAAGCATGATGAATTCAAGCGGACAAACAGGCAACATGAGCGTACACGCCACATGGACAGCATAAAACAAAAAACCGGGCGGTAATAATGCCACCCGGTTTTTTATTTATATCATTCACCATCATCAATCGCGACAACATATGAACGACAATCACCACCTTTATAACTACGACACACGAAATTAAAATCGCAATCGCCGTACATAATTTCAAGAACCGTGGTGAGAGCTGAATCAAACGTAACCACACTATCATCAATATCACCGCAATCAGCAACAGTGGTGGTAAACACGCCGTCGATATCGACTTCATAGGAATTATCTGCTTCAATTTCGGTGACGTATGCGTTAACTTTAAACATTTTATTTTTCCTTTCATCTAAGTGAACGTCTACATAATATCACACCTCATAACATGACACGCCACAACCGCAAC